CGACAAGGGCATGAAGCACGTCATCGAAAAAACAAGGACCGCAGCATGAACGCCCGCTCCATGCCCCCCCTGGACGAAGATTTCGACGGCGCCGGCGCAGTTCCGCTGGCCAGCTTCGAGGCTGAGCACGCTGTGCTGGGCTCCCTGCTGATGGACAGCCGGCTCTACGACGTGGTCGGCGACCTGCTGCAGGCCAAGGACTTCGCGGACGAGACACACGGCGCGGTCTACGGCGCCATCGCTGCGCTGGCCGTGGCCGCCAAGGCTGTGGACCCGATCACGGTGCACGAGCAGCTGGGCGGCCAGGTCGATCTGGGCTACCTCACGGCCCTCTTCAACGCTGGGACTGTCAACGGCTCGTCGGCCCGGCGCTACGCCGAGATCGTCCGGGAGCGTGCGCTGAGCCGCCAACTGCTGGGCGTGGTGGACAAGGCCCGGGAGCTGGCGCGCGACCATGCGCTGCCCATCGGAGACCGCATCGAGCAGGTTTCGGCGCAGCTGGCCGGTCTGGTGTCCGATGGCCCGGGCGACGAGTGGGTCGATGCCTCCGCAGGCATGGACGAGTTCCTGCAGGAGCTGGACCGGCGCGCCAGCGGCATCGAGGAGCCATTCATGCCCACCGGCCTGGCCGACCTGGACAACCAGCTCGACGGCGGCCTGCGGCCCGGGGAACTGGTCATCATCGCCGGCCGGCCTGGCATGGGCAAAACAGCGCTGGCCCTGGGCATCGGCAGCCACGGCTCCAAGCTCAAGCAGACCTGCGCCATGTTCTCGCTGGAGATGCCGCGCATCCAGCTCTACGAGCGCCAGATCGCCTCAGAGGCAGAGGTCTCGTACAGCAAGATCCGGCTGCCCAAGCGCCTGACCGACGAAGAGGGTGCCGCCGTCGTGGCTGCAGCCGAGCGCGTGAAGGCCCGGCCGTTCTACGTGACGGACAAGACCGGCCACAACATCAACACCGTGCGCACGAAGGCCCGCGCGCTCAAGCGCCGGCACGGCCTGCGTCTGCTGATCATCGACTACCTGGGCCTGCTGGAAGGCACGAACCCGAAGGACAACCGCACTACCCAGCTCGGCGAGATCACGCGCAACCTCAAGAAGCTGGCGAAGGAACTGGATATCACGATCTTGCTGCTGGCCCAGCTCAACCGTGAGGTGGAGAAGCGCGTGGACGGCATGCCGATCCTGTCCGACCTGCGCGACTGTGGCGAGATCGAGCAGGACGCCGACATCGTGCTGTTCGCGCATCGACCCATCCAGCACAAGCCCAGCCTGGGCGACGCCTGGCGCTACTACGGCGTCATCCGCGTGGCCAAGCAGCGCGGCGGCGCCACCGGCGACATCGACGTCAAGTACACGGGCCCGCTCCTGACGTTCTCCAACTGGTACGGCGCCCGGCCGAGCACCACCCCTGGCCGTGCGGCCGACTTCGAGTGAAAGCCTCTTCCATGATCACCCTCACTCTCCCGTACCCCATCAGCGCGAACCGCTACTGGCAGACCCGCGTGATCCGCAAGGGCACAACCAGCATGGCCATGACCTACGTGAGCACCGAGGCCAAGGCCTTCAAGGAGCGCGTGGGCTGGCTGGCCAAGGCCGCCGGTGTGCGCAGCCCCATCGCCGGCCGCGTGGCCATCGCTTACACCCTGCACCCGCACCGGCCCCAGGACTGGGCGCGCCGGGCGAAGCGCGACCCCATGGCCTGGGACGACAGCGTGCAGTGCATCGACCTGGACAACGCCCAGAAGGTGCTGCTGGACGCGCTCAAGGGCGTGGCAATCGAGGATGACCGCTGGGTGCGCAGCATCAACGCCCAGCGTGGCGCGCCGGTGGAGGGCGGCAAGCTCGTCGTGACCATCACCTCGCTGGCCGTCGCCACCGCGCCCGTGCCGGAGCAGGGTGACCTGCTGGGAGCGCTGGAATGACCTGGCCCACCAGCCGTAGATTCGGCCGGCCTGCAGCTGCTGCACCCGGCCAAGGCCGCGACGAGCGCCTGGCCCAGCGCGCGGCCCGCGCCCTGGCCAGTGCCCGCGCCACGGTCGGCATGGCTTGCGCCAGCACCGTGGCCATGGGCTCCGCCACGGGCCAGGCTCAGCCCAAGGCCGAGATCCTGACCTGCGAGGCCTACCGCCGCGCCGTGGCCAGCCTGCCGTGCATCTCCTGTGGCCTCCACGGCTACAGCCAGCACGCCCACCTCAACCTCGGCAAGGGCTTCGCGCTCAAGACCGACGACCGCACCGGCTTCCCGCTGTGCTGCACGCGCCCGGGCATCGAGGGCTGCCACGTGGCCTATGACCAGTACCGGCTCTGCGAAGGCGGCAGGGAAGGGCACCGCGCCTACGGCCAGGAATGGGGCCGCATCACCCGCCACACGATCCAACAGCGCGGTCTCTGGCCCGCGCGCCTGCCTCTCTGGAAGGAAGCCCCATGAGCAATTTTGAGAACGAGGCCGCCCTGTGCAAGGCCTTCACCGACTGGCTCGGTGAGATGAGCGGCCGCTATCACATGGGCCACAAGGTCCCGGTCTGGACGGCCTATGCCGAGACTGCCGGCTGGGACATCCTGCTGGTGGCTGACGACGGCACCCAAGTCGGCGTGCAGGCCAAGATGCAGTTCAACATGAAGCTGCTGGCCCAGTCGGTGGGCGGCGCGCAGGCCTGGAACGCATGGTCTGACATCGGGCCGGATTTCCGCGCCATCCTGGTCCCGAAGCCCAGCAGCGAGCACGAGGCTGTGTGCGCGGCCCTGGGCCTGGACTACATCCACCCCGTGGGCTATGGCGGCGGCTTCGACTTCGAGCTGCAGACCGATGTCGCGCGCGCCAGCTCCTGGAAGTCGCGCCGGTACTGGTGCCCGGGCCAGCGCGAGAAGCTGCCCGAATTCGTGCCCGATGTCGTCGCTGGTGCTCCGGCACCGATGCAGTTGACGCCTTGGAAGGTCCAGGCGCTGCGCCTCATGGCCCTGCTGGAACTGCGCGGCTACGTCACGCGCCAGGATTTCAAGACCCAGAAGCTGGATCACCGGGCCTGGACGCAGGGCGGCAGGGCCTGGCTGGCCCCTGGTGCTGAGCCCGGCCAGTTCGTGCGCGGTAGCGGGGCCAACTTCGACCGCCATCACCCCATCGTCTACGCCCAAGTGCTGGAGGAGATGCGCGCCACGTTCCAACCACCGGTGCCGGCCGTGCCCGCGCAGGGCGCCATGTTCACGGAGGCTGCATGAGCGAACACCTCACCGTCCTGCTGAAGGACACCGAGCAGGCCCACGTGGCCGTGACCAGCGCGTGGCGGCGCGCCAAGGGCTGGCTGGCCGACGGCAAGCGCCTGGTGCTGGAGATCCGCCCGGAGCGCCGGCAGGAGCGCCACAGCCGCCACTTCCACAGCCTCATCAACCAGATCAGCGCCCAGGTGGGCGGCGACTTGGCCGACACCGACGACGCCAAGCGCATCCTGATCAGCGCCTTCCGCCTGGACACCCTGCGCGATGCTCAGTTCTGCGACGAGTGGGCCCGCTTCGGCGAGGCACGCATGGGGCGCGGCCTGCGCGGCGAGGTCGTGGTGCTGGGCACGCAGACGAAGAACTTCACCGACAAGCTGGCCAAGGGCTTCGTGGAATGGCTCTATGCCTTCGGCGCCGAGGCCGGCGTCACCTTCAAGCCCTGGGAGGGCCAACGATGAATGAAGTTGAGCAAGCGCAGTTCCTGCGCGGATGGAAAGAGAAGCTCCAGAGGCCGGCGTGGAAAGAATTCATCAACCTCACCGCCCAGGAGAAGTTCGCCCAGTTCCAGGCATACCGTGGAGCCGGCTTCGATGCGAAGCAGGCCTTGGAGCTGGTGATCCGGGAGGGCGGGAAGCCATGAAGCACATCCCCAACAACCAGCGCCGCGTGCCCGACGTGGTGCCGAAGTTCTGGCGGCCAAAGCTGGCCCCGACTACCAAGCTGAGCGCGAAGGTAGCCCACCACGACCTGGTGCACCGGCTGGAGACGGGCACGGCCACCGTGGCCGACTGCTGGGACTGGATGGAAACCGGCTTCACCTACAGCCAGATGTTCCGCCTGCTGTGGGAGGACGGCGAGCCCCTGACGCCAGAAGCTGAGGCGGCCATCTCCGCCCAGCTCAACACCTACCCGGCCGTTTGCCAGCGCCTAAAGAAAACGAAGAGGGTCGGCCTGTCCGGGCCCGAGCTGCAGATCGCGCGCCAAGCCGCCCAGGTCTTCGACGGCCTCATCGACCTGGACCGCAACGGCATCGCCGTGGCCGCCGTGCAGTGGTCCGAGAAGCAGATGGCCCAGATCCGCCGCGCGCTCTCGATCTGAACCACCCCATCACCCATCCCCGCCAGAAAGAGGACTCCCCAATGATCGAAGAACGCTACCTGTCCGCTACCAACGCCTCGAACCTGGCTGACGTGCCCCACCGCATCGGCCAGGTGGACCTGATCAAGGCCAGCGGCCTGAGCGAGTACAGCATGGCCTCCCACTACCTGCGCCTCATCTCCAAGCCCACTAGGGGCGACATGGAGCGCATGCACGCCGCCCTGGTCTCCGCTGCAGAGGCGCGCGGGCATACCGAGGTGCACGAATCCGTAACGCTGGCCATGGCCTGGCTGATAGACCCGCGCTGCAAGGTCTGCCACGGCGCCGGCCTCGTGGAGCGCAATGGAAAGGACCACAAGTGCCCGAAGTGCAAGGGCGAGAAATTCCGCAAGGAACCCTCCGACATGCTGGCAATGGGCCTGATCACCTATGTGCAGGAATGCCGGCGGGCTCACTCCAGCCGCATATTCAAGCGCCTGCACTGAAATTGACAGGGCGTAAAACGTGTGGTAACGTTTGCGCCGCGTTGTGTTGAAAAGGCACGATGTTTGAGCTGTGCTCAGGCCACTCAATCCGTTGAAGCACTCCCCCGTCGTTGAAACCGGGGCAGGACCGAGATGGATTGACGCGCCCAAAAGAAAGCCCGCAAGGTCCATGCCCTGCGGGCTTTTTCGTTTGCGCCCGAGCCAGCCGGGACGCGCGCTGCGGGGAACAGGCGCGCGGGAATGTCTCGCCACAAGCTGCGGAGCTGGTCAGCGAACGGCATCCCCCCAGCGCCCCAGCAGGCGTAAGTCCGATGGGGTGACTATCAACATGGCCTCGCTGACGCGGGGTCTTTTCGTTTCCGCCACCGCTCGGGCGCGCTCAACACGCCTCACTCGCTCAGGACGCCTTGCCCGCAGCGGTGGCACCTATTCACAGGAGAGCGCCATGACCCCGCGCGACCAAATCCAGAAGCACGCTCAGACCGCCGCCGCCAAGATCCGCGATGCGATGACCGAGTTCTCCACGGCCACGGGCATGCGCGCCAGCGTGGACGTGAACTGGGTGCAGGAGCACCGGCTGGAGGCGGGCGCTCCCGTTCACCATGTGGGCACTGTCCGACTGCACATCGATGACGAGGCCCTGGGATGAAAGTCAGAGCACTGAAGAAACGCGCCATCCCAAGGATGCTGTTCGCTGCCCGGATACGCGCATACGACCGCGCGCTTCAGGAGTGCCGGAATGGGTGCATCGCTGCCCTGGAGCGCTTCCAGGCCGCATTTTCTGCACTTCGAATCAATGGATGACGCCCTGGACTTCCTGAGCGCGATCCGATAACTCAATGAGGGCCTGCCATGGCAACACCGGCAAAGGCAAAGCCGGCTGCTGACGTGGCTGGCGCACAAGACAAGAAGGCGCCCGATTGGGAGCGCATCGAGGCGGACTACCGCGCCGGCCTGCTGTCCATCCGGGAGATAGCCGCCGCGTGTGGGGTGTCCCATGTGGCCATCAGCAAGCGCGCCAAGCGTGATGGATGGGAGCGCGACCTGGCGGCCAAGATCAAGGCCAAGGCCGATGCGCTGGTTACCAAAGCCGAAGTTACCAAGGAAGTTACCAGCGAGCAGTTGGTAACCGAGCGGCGGATCGTTGAGGCCAATGCACAGGTGATTGCCGATGTCCGTGTCTCGCATCGTCGTGACATCGCCCGGGCCCGCGTCCTGGCCATGAAGCTGATGGACGAGCTGGAGATCGAGACCGACAACATCGAGTTGCTGGAGCAGCTGGAGTCTGCGCTTGTGGCAGCGGATGGCTCGGACAGCCTGATCCGGGCGGTGCAGCGCGTGACCAGCACCGCCGGCCGCATCGAGAGCGTGAAGAAGCTGGCCGAGGCCATGAAGGTGCTGGTGTCGATGGAGCGCGAGGCCTACGGCATTGCAGAGCCCACCAAGGTTGAAGTGTCGAACCCCGATGGCAGTCTTGCGCAGAAGGGGCGGGGCCTGGCCGACTTCTATGCAGACCATGTACCAGCTCAACCCGAACCTGCGTGACTTCTGGCACACGCGCAAGCCGTACAAGCTGCTGAAGGGTGGCCGGTTCTCATCGAAGACTCAGGACGCTGGCGGCATGGCCGCCTTCCTGGCGCGCAACTACTCGGTGCGGTTCCTGTGCCTGCGCCAGTTCCAGAACCGGATTGCGGACTCGGTCTACACCGTGGTCAAGGAGAAGATCCAGCAGGCCGGGTGGCGCGACGAGTTCGATATCGGCGTGTCCACGATCCGGCACAGGGGCACCGGCTCCGAGTTCCTGTTCTATGGCCTGGCCCGGAACATCGAGGACATCAAGGGCACCGAGGGTGTCGATGTCTGCTGGATCGAGGAGGGAGAGGGCCTGACGGAGGAGCAGTGGTCGATCATCGATCCCACCATCCGCAAGGAAGGAGCCGAGGTCTGGATCCTCTGGAACCCTGACCTGATCACCGACTTCGTGCAGGCCAAGCTGCCCGCGCTGCTGGGTGATGACTGCGTGATCCGGCACATCAACTATCAGGAGAACCCTTTCCTGTCGGACACGGCCAGGAGGAAGGCCGAGCGGCTGAAGGTCGCTGATGTGGATGCATACCGCCACGTCTACCTGGGGCAGCCGCGCACCAGCGATGACGCCGCGGTGATCAAGTTCGCCTGGGTGGAGGCTGCTGTCGATGCGCATTTGAAGCTCGGCATCAGCCTTTCTGGCGCGCGCTCCGTGGGTTATGACGTGGCCGACTCTGGTGCGGACAAGAACGCCTGCTCGATCTTCGACGGCGCCGTATGCCTAGAGATGGACGAATGGTCCGCGCCCGAGGATGAGCTGAACCAGTCCACCAAAAGGGCATGGGCCCACGTGGCCGGCGGCTCGCTGGTCTACGACTCGATTGGTGTCGGCGCGCACGTCGGCTCGACCCTGGCAGACATGGGCGTGAAGTCGGGCTATCACAAGTTCAACGCTGCCGGCGCGGTCATCAACCCGGATCTGGAGTACGCGCCGAAGGTCAAGAACAAGGACAAGTTCGAGAACCTGAAGGCGCAGGCCTGGCAGGACGTGGCCGACCGGCTGCGGAACACCTTCAACGCTGTAACCAAGGGCGAGAAGTTCGAGCCGAGCGAGCTGATCAGCATCTGCGGCGGCATTGCCAAGCTGGAGCAGCTGAAGGTGGAGCTCTCGGCGCCCCGCAGGCGCTACAGCAAGCGCGGCCTGGACATCGTGGAGCCGAAGGATGCGCTGGCCAAGCGAGGCGTGCCTTCGCCCAACCTGGCCGACGCTTTCATCATGGGCGCATGCCCGCATTTGGTCGAACGATCTGGATATTCCTGGAGAGGCTTCTGATGGGCATCATCAAAACTTTCGCTGATGGGCTCGTCAACATCGTGGCGAACCTGGGCACCGCGCGCGACAAGGCGGCGCACAACCACTACGTCGTGACGCCCTGGACGCCTCAGCAACTGGAGGAGATCTACCGGACCTCCTGGCTGGCCCGGGCCATCATCGACTACCCGGCCGAGGATGCGACCCGTAAATGGCGGCAGTGGCGCGCCGAGGCGAAGCAGATCACCAAGATCGAGCGCGTGGAGAAAAAGCTACACCTCACGCGCCGCGTGCAGGACGCAAAGACGGCCGCGCGGCTGTACGGCGGGGCAGCGATCTACCTGAACACCAAGACGGCGAAGCAGGAGCTGCCGCTTCAGGTGGGCAAGGAGGAGATCCGCTCCCTGGTGGTGCTGACCCGGAATAGCCTGTCCCCCGATCCAGTCGTGCTGGACATCAACAGCGACTACTACGGTCGGCCGGAGTTTTACCGGCTGACCAGCGGCGCAAACGCTGCCCAGGTCGTGATCCACGCCAGCCGCCTGGTG